AGCATCTAGGCCAAACTGCCGACCTTCGGCAGTCTCCGTAACGGTCGGCTGGAACATGTCGCCCGGCCGGTCAGTAGTGGAATATTCTAGCTCTTCGGCCTTCTCACGGACTATCCACTTACCTTCTGGGGTAGCTACGACTTCATACCCTTCAGGTGCTATTTTGCCGCCACCTTCGCCCTCCACAGGAGGAAAGCCGCCGGTCTCTGTCAACCACCGTTCGGCTTCTGCCTTAGTATCGAACTGGCCGCCTGGTTGCTTGCCGGTATAGACGGGATATATCTGGCCGTCATTTCCCGCACGGAATTCATACTGGCTCAGGTCAGCCCCTGTTTTTTCTAATGCGGCTCGGGCCTCAGCTACAGTGTCGTGGCCTTGTTCTGCATCTTCCGGACTTATTTCTCTAATAAGGAATTCGCCTTGTGCGCTTGGTATCATTTCCCATTTAGTAGCATCGAGGCCTGCATCTCTAATGAAAGCGTCGCCTGCATCAATGCTTGTAAAGCCGCCCTGACCCGGCGGGATTGTGACTACCCATTTGCCGTCAATCTCTTCGGCCTTGGCATTAGGAATCTTACTGGCATGAGCCTCAGCCATACGCTTATTGCCAGCGCCTTCACCCAATTCCATGACGACCTTACGTTTAAGACCTGGCTGACCATTCTTTGGAATAGGTTCGCCAGACATCGGGTCGAAATGTTCTTTACCTAAATATGTATTAGATGCGATATTCGTACCGGTTGATGCCGCTGCTTCATCGTCATATTTAACACCGCGTACAAAATCGTCGTGGCCGGCAATCAAAAAGTCAGCAATTGATTGTTCGTCGCCCCAATCTATATCGTAACCACGGTTGTTTGCGACACTACGCCAATCCATCTCTTCGGCTAGGTCGCCTGCTATCTTAAATAATTCGTTTTCACCATCGACGGCGCCTCTATATGTCTGCTGGTTGTCATATCGGGCCGCCTGGTTGCCTTTCGCTGGAACATAGCCTGTCACTTCGCGCCATAGTTCAGCTATCGCCATTAGGTATTCTGGTGAAGTCTGGGCCAGGAAACCATCTGGCAATAGCTTGGTTGTCTTAGCCAATATATCGAAGTCAACGACAGCCTTCGTGTGGTCTTCGCCAAATAAACTAAGTATTCCTTTCTCTCCGCCGATTCCAAGGGTGGCCGCCTCTATCGCGCCTAAAGAAGAGAATATTGATGCGCCTTTTTTAAGGATGGTGCCGCCGAAAAAGGGAAACCAGTCAGGGACTACAGTGACTTGCCTACCTTTGTCTTTGTCTTTGTCCCGCTTCATCTCCTCGGTGATGGTCCCCATCATGTCGCGCCATTGGCCGTCGTCAAACTTCCATTGCCAAGTCTGATTGGGGGGAGCGCCAGTCATCCGTAACTCGGGTATGTTAAGTTCAGGTTGTTCCACTGTTCTTACCTCCCGGCATCATTATCTCCATAATCTTTTCTGCACCGACGTCACGTAGTAGTTCGGCCCGGCCTTGTGGTCCGAGGTTCTGAATATAGGTTCGAGCCTCGGCTTTGGTCATTGCCTTTTCCATGAACTTCGTATCCTGGTTGGCTAAGGCCGATTCATTACCTGCCTGCCAGTCACCAAGTACGCTGAATACAGCGTTCGAAAAATCAGACATGCTGTCATCATATTGGTATTGGGACGTCATGCTCTTGATGCTCCTATCCGGCTGGGTTTAGCGGTGCCGGGCGTAAGTGGCTGCCGTAACGGCCTAAGCCCGCCAGTGCCCATCGTCTGATTGAGTGGCATGCCGTCTGGCCCCAGGACCGGAGGTTCTTCTGGAGCCATGGCTGGGCCTCCTCCACCACCTGGGGCACCACCGCCACCTTGGGCTGCCGCAGCCATGGCCTCTTCTTCGGCCCGCGCTGCTTCGATAGCTTCCAGTAAGCCAGCTTCCCGCATCACCTCTCCGGCGAGCAGACGCTGTACCTCTGGGTCAGTACGAATCAGGTCTTCTAGGAGTCGGCGCCGTTCGCCGGTCGCATCCTCAAGTCTGGCATCGGCAGACCAGTAGGTCTCCTTGGATTTCAGCCCTTGTTGGACCTCCCGCAAGCCTAGTTCCCGGTTCTGCAGTTGCAATACGGGGTCTATAAGCTCGAAACTCACTCTTACAGAGTAGTTATGTTCGATGTCCTGGGGGGTAATCTTGTGGCCGTGGACATTCAGGCGCAGGGCCAGGATGTCTATCAGTTGCAGTACGTGAGATGCCGACCTACTGGCTAGGTGTTCTAGCTGACGGGCCGGGGATGCGAACTTTCGGCCAGCAGCGGTGGACAAGATGGCCTGTTGGCCCACCGTTGATACGCCTTGTTCCCTCATACCGGCTAGAGCCCGTGCGAATGTGCCCATCTCGATGTCTTTATCAAGCCATTCTTCCGATTGGAACATCCATCTGGGCAACTGCGGTATGTCCATCTTCCACACATCGCCCCGGTTCCCCATCTCGATGACATCGCCGGTGGATAATTGCTCTTGAAGCTCGGCCGAGTCCATCGTGGTGCCTGTGGGGTTGAACGTCGCCTCCATCAGAGCGTTATGCCGACCTGATACGGCCTGGGCCTGGGCTTTCAGTACCGGCATGACGGGCTCTAAGATGCCGACCGCCATATATGACGGGTCTACTTCGGTATAGCTGGTCACTTCCTGTCCAAACCCTGCATAGGCATGGCTATAAGGCACGAACCCCCAGGTATTCTTCTCAACGAACATCATCTCGCCCTCGGCTATCATGGCGTGCCAGCACTCAGACCAGTATTCGTAGGTCTCAATCAGAGCGAAGGGTTCGTCGCCGGAATCCCATTTGGTGACAGAGCCGCGTTTGGGCTTGCCGTTGGATGTCATCCTGGCCTTGGTCATGTCCTCAAGGTCTTTGGAGTAGCGGTAGGTATGTTTGATTGCGACCTTCGGTTCTTTCTCGGTCGGGTCTAATAGCACTCGGGCAGGATGTGGTGCCCTGGTACGAAAGGGCATCATCATCTCTGCCTTAGCTGCGGCTAATCTCTGCCTAGCTTTGTATTCCTCTTCGGTCTCATCCCGGCCTTTGCGGGGCTTATCGTCCCTATCATGTAAGACGTTACCGTCTAAGCCGTCTTCGACTATGGCGTACCCATATAAGAGAAGGTGCTTACCGACCTGCTTCCAAGTAAGAGAAGGCTCAAGTAAGGACGCCTCGTCCATGATGGCCTTCAGTGCAGGCTCTACCTTATCGGCGCGGCGTTTGTGCATCACGCCCTCGGCGGCAGGCATGCGGTGGATGATAGGGTCATGGGCCAACTGATGGTCAGTGGCGTGGTCAACGATGGACCGGGACCGGGCTGGTTTCAACCATTCCGGTCTGTTCAGTCCAGCGGGCCATATCTGGAAGGTCTGGTTGTAATAGCTGTCTATCTGCATCCACTTGGCATGGGTGCGGCTCCAGAGACCTTCTAAATGCTTGGCTAGTTTCTCTACATATTCACATGTAGGTTTATCATCTAGGGACATATCACCACCTTAGAAACCGTTTTACGCTGAAGAAGTCGCGCATCGGGTCTGCTTGAGCCTTGGGTCGGCCTGCGGCCTGGGCGTAACGTCTTAGTTGCCACGCGATTCCCACGGCCAGTGGATAGTCATCATGGGCTCCGTACTGGGCTTCGATTCTGCCATTCTTCTTGGGGTTCCTGATGACAGAGAAGAACTGGGAGAGTCCTTCTTCGCTGGGCACTGTGATGATACGGGCAGAGACTGCTTCGATGAGTTCGCCCCAGAGCATGTACCTAGAGCGTTCATCCGTATGCCATCCGGCCTTGTCCTCATCTCTGTAATAGAGCCTTGGGTAGCGTGCCGAGCGTGCGTACTGGATGGTAAGTATGCCCCAGTCGTTATCTTCTATGCCCCATATCGGATGATGGTACCGGGCCATGAGGTCGATAGAAGCCAGGGCAAGTTGCTCGGGTGGCAGCGTATTCGTCTGTATGTCTGCTACCACGTATCCAGTGGCAACGTCGATTATAACAGTGACAGCATCGTCACCGCCTGTGCCATGTGATGTGTCAGTACCGGCCGCGTAGCGTTTGCCGATCTGGAAGTCCTGGTAGATATTGGCTTTTTCCGGCCCGCATTGCATCTGTTCGATGGGCTTCTTCACATCATGAGACATCTGGTTCAGTATCTCGGGGTCGAACGCAGCGATGGTACGTGGCGGCGCCAGGGCTTCATCGTCGCTATTGGGGTATTCTTTCTCGAATAGTGACCTGTCGTGGTACTCCTGTCGGCGGGCCAGGTACCATTCGTTCGTCCTACCGGGTCTGACGTTCCATCCGTAGAAGACCCGTTTGAAGCCGTTTGCCGGGGCTTCTTTATAAAGAATCTTAAATAAGGAACGGGCGTTCATGGCATTGGAAGTGGAGACTATTATCAGTTGCCCGCCGTGGTCGTCGATGGTTGGCTTCACAGCGGTGTAGTTGGCGTCCAGATGCTCATGGAAGTCGGCCTCGTCCATTATCACCAGTGATGCGGTGGCGGAGCGGCCTGCCTTATCGGTCGATGGTAGGGCTCGTATAGCTGAGGCCATGTCCGGAAACGTCAGTTCTTGCCTCGAATCGGTGCCCAGTGTGGTCTTCAAAGGTAAAGGTAATCTCTCGTAGACGAACCGGCATTTCGCCAGTAGTACCTTCGATTCCTCTTCCCCTTGTGATAGTAAAAGGACGAGTGCGCCAGTATGATACAGGACCATCCACAGGGCATAGGCTGCCAACAGCCACGACGCCCCGGTCTGGCGTGACTTCAACCACACAAGTAGCTTTTCGCTTTTTAAATAACCACATACTTCAACCAGATGTTCCCATCTTTCGAATGGAATCACTCCTCTGCCGGGGGGTGGCTCCATGATATAGACGTAGTTTAAGAAGTCAGTGAAGTTCCTTTCAGCTAGTGTGTACTCGGCGGAGAGGCCGACCTCTTCAGCTAGTTTGCGTTTGCCCTCGGTCGTCAGTAGGGGTGTCGTCATCCACTGTATATCCTGCCGCTTCAACGATTGGGCCTGCCGCTACCAATTCCTTCCTTAGACTGACCAAATCCCGCAGTTCGTCATCGGAGAAGTTGTCCATATTCCTATATGTGACTCCGACCTGCACGTCACCGGTGACGTCGGTATGGCTTACGGACTTGCCGTAGGCCCGGTCTAGCAGCATCTCTATGGCTTTAATCTGGTCTGCTGGCCTTGCTCTTTTTACTTCTCCTCTTGCGAGTGATAGCAGCTTCTCTATCAGCTCCTCCCCATCCTTCGTCTTCTCGATTATCTTCTTCGCCAGGTCTCTCGTCCCCTTGGGCTTCCCCGACGGGTTCCCAGACTGGCCCTTCTTGAAGGGTGGTAATAGGTTCGGGTTCGGGTTCGGATTGGGGCTCGGGCTCAGGTTCGGGTTGATGTGGGTCGGTTCCACTGATTCCATCTGTCTTCCTACCTTTACCTCTGGTTCGACGTGACTGTATAGGTGTAGGTGGCTCTGCTTGCTGAAAGAGTAGTTTCTTCAGTATGCCAAACATGGCGTCTCCTTCTGGGTGTCTGAGGTGAGAATATAACAGACCGCTTCGTCTTGCAACACGCAGACCTCTATGGTAGCCTGCCTGGACAGTGCGGGGATAGAGTAATATCTCCGGCCCTGGCATATAGCTGGGGTGCGTCAGGAAGAGCAGGCCCCTTATAAACGAGGGTGGCGGACCACAGTCAAGCCCATGCATGCAAACGCACCGGCTGACCGTGGTTAGGGGTACTTCCTGAGCCGGGATGGACGAGAGTCGCTCACCGGTTAATCGCAAAATCTGCCACAACGCACTGGGACAGTTACGTTAATCTAATACCGTACTATTCATACTTCTCACCTCCTTCGCACTGGACCCCCATCTGTGGACCTGCATCCATATTTGGGGGTTTGGTGTACCCCCCTATCCCACACAGAAAGGTACCTTCCACGGGGGTGCCTGTTCATCCTTGTGATTATGGGATTCTGCGTCTACGGCTGGTACC